TTTTTAGCGGCAGCTTCGAGCTTGCCAGCAGGAATGGGCTTACCCGGTTTTGCCCCGAGTTGCTTGCGGAGAGCGCCGGGCTTCTTGACGGCTTCTGCAATCCAGTTCTTTTTTCCACGCATGTCAGCAGTTCCACGCTCTTAAAGATTTGTTGATCCGGCTATTCGGATCTTTGGCGGTTTCAGCGGATGTGAGCTTCTTCTTCATACCCTTCATTCGGGCGCAGAAGCTGTCACGACGCGCGCCACCTTCCGGCTGGGGCCGCTTTAGATTGCTACCAGTCGCAGCGTTATAAGCCTTACGGCCAGCCTCATTGAGACCGCCCTTGGGGTTCTTATGCTTTGCCTTGAACTGGAAGTCCTTCTTAGCACGCATCCCAGTCTCCATGTAACTGAGGCGGCCCGAAGGCCGCCCCAATCAATTAGGCTTGCGCCACGCCATAAAGGCCGACCTGAGTATCATCATCGAAGATGTTGATCCAAAGGGTCAGGCGCTTCGTGCCGTTGGCAGCGTCCGGAACAGCATAGGTGCCGCGAACGTCGTCCGTGGTCGCCGTAGCGGGGCTGGTTGCGTCGGCGGCAGCAAACGTGCCGGTCGTCACAAAAGCACCGTTCCAAGCGGTCAGAACGTAGTTGCGGGTGTTGGCCCGGAACGGAAGACCGAAGATGTCCGTTGAACCGACGCTGGCGTTACCGGCGAGAGCAGCCGAGATCGCGACGCGAGTCACGGTCCGGAAAGCCTTCTGGCCGTTAACGGTCGTCGTGCCGTTGAACGTAATCGTTTCCGTCATCGGGATGCCGTAAGCATCGGTCCCAGTTACGGTTGCAGTCTGAGTCGTGTCGCCAGCGCTGCTCGAAACAATCGAAACGCAACGCGGCACGTCCAGAGTAGCAACGCCACCCGACGCAGAAGCGCCGTTAATGGTGAGGTTGCCTGCCGCCGCAACAGCCTGAGCAGCAGCTACCGCAGTCGCAGACAGGGCCACAGGGACCACGTCATAGACGTTGATCGGCGACATGTAGACGCCGGGCTGATTAGCGGTACCGTTGTTGGCGAAGTTCCTGCCTGCCCGAACGCCGTCAGAGAAATGAGTCATGAGTTTTTCTCCATAGCTAAGGGTGAGGCCGAAGCCTCACCCCCGGATCAATTAGGAAGCGCCCTGAGAACCCCAGCCAGCGCGGAAGTTCGAGCAGCCGAACGAATAACGCTCAATGGCTTTCGCCTTGAGGTTGTCGGTGTCGAAGTCCGTGTAGACATCGGTTTCGAGAGCTTCGCGCTCGTAGTACTTGAAGCCGTTCGGAGCGTCGGTGAGCAGGAACCACGAGTTCGTGTCCGTGAGGAACATGTTAACGCGATGACCCTGCGGAACCGCCGAGTTGTTGTAAATCGCGTTAATATCGTTGTTCGCCGTGTCGACGCGGAACTGCGACTGCAGCAAGCGGGTCGCGGTCCACTGAAGTTCAGCGGGGACGATCAGCTTGGTCGGCTTCGTCATGATGCGGAGACCCGCAGCATCACGGAAGCGTTGAACGCCGACGATGGCGTCCTGCAGCGACGTTTCGTTCAAGTCAGCCTGCACCGAGAAGGTGTTGGCAACCACGCCGTTTTCAATCGGGTGCTGCGTCGAGAAGAGCGGCTGGCCGTCCCCAATGGGGAAGTTGGCCGAGAAGCCGTTGTTCAGGACCGAAGCGCCGAGGACTTCCTTGGTCTGTTCCATCGACTGACGAAGAGCCTTCGCCTGCAGCGGGAACGAGGACTGATACAGGTTGTCCTTGATTGCCTGACGGGTGATGATGAAGCCAATGCTGGTGTAACGGTTCACGTAGTTCGTTACATAGCGCTGACCCATTTCGCCGTAAGCGGTCGAAGCACCTTCCGCCTTGATCTGGGCGAGGCCAAGCAGCTTGACTTCGACTTCGATTTCGACGGCCTTATCGGACGTGTGCTTTTCAAAGATTTCCGACCACTGACCCGGATACATCGGGTAGTCGCCGAAAACTGCGGCCAGACCGGGACGGAGCAGGTCGCGAATTGCGGTTGTATTAATAGCCATTTCTTAAATCTCCCTGCTAGGCCGATCAGATGCCGGTCACGCCACCACGATAGAGGTGGTTGTTGATCGTCACGAGCCAGTTCGCGAAGGCCCCGACAGCGTTACCCGGAGTCGGGTCGAGCTGCAGGATCTTGCAGTTGAGCGTGCTGGTGTCAGCTTCCGTCGCGTTGTTGATCGACACAGCCGACTGGCCAGTCGAAGTCGAACCAGCGGTGTACAGGAAGTTGATGTTCAGACCGCGATCAGTGAGAGCGAGCGGAGTGCCGGCAGTGCCGGTGCCGCTGGTTTCCTGAACGGTGAACACCGTGTTCGGATCGTCAATCACGAGAGCTTCAACGACCGAGCCGGTGAGAACACCGGGGTTGCCCGGCCAGTAGTTCTCAAAACGGACGCGGCCCGTGCTGTCGGTGAACTTGACGCCCCAGAAAACGCCAACGCAAGCCGAGCCAGCGACGCCCACGCCGAGCGTGCCGTCAGCGAGGATCGTTACAGGGTCGCCGCGAAAGAGCGCAGTCGCGTAGGTGCTTGTGATCTGATAAGGATTCGTTGCGCCGGTCCAAGCAGAGCCATCCAGCTTCTTGACGGGGACAAACCCCTGAGGCGCATTGGTGCCGTAAGCCATACGGTTTCTCCATGCTGAAGTTAAAGGTTGCGGCTTTTACCTGCCAAGGTACCGCGATACGTAACGCGGCATCGGACGAGCTGCCAGCTCAGGGGTGGATAACGTGACCACCATCGGGGTGCAGGATACGTGACCTGCGTCGAATTAGTTATAAATTACATTCAACCCGGAACACTGTCAACGGGTTGCTATACGTTACCCATTATAGTACAGAAAAGCCGTCGAGGCGGTGAGAACCTCGACGGCCACTACAACGGAAGGAAGACTCCGGTGAAGCATGTCCGCTATGATATAGCCATTGATGATCTACGCCAACTAATTTCATACAACTCGGAAACTGGACAGCTTGTTTGGCTTCCAAGGCCATTGAGGTTTTGCAAATCTGAACGTGAGCAATCCCGCTGGAACAGCCGTTGCGCCGGCAAGTTTGTGGCTACAAAAGACAATAGGGGATACCTGAGGTTCAAACTATTTGATGTCCTGTACAAAGTGCATCGTGTTGCGTGGGCGCTCCATTATGGCGAGTGGCCGCCACAGCACTTGCATGTCGATCACATAAACTCAGTCAAAGACGACAACAGAATTTCAAATCTTCAGCTTGTGACACCTGAAGAAAACACATCTCTACGGTTTTCTAGATAGGGATAAAAAAGCCCCCGCCCAGTTACCCGGGCGGAGGCAGTTCGCCACAGTGTCCAGAGGAGAGACACACTGTGGACCGGAGCTTAGTCCTTGAACGACGTAACGCGCTCAAACGCCACGCCGCTATCCTTGTCTTCAAAGCGCGGCAGGTTGGGGTCATTCTGCCCTGTCCATGCCACATCTTGCAAGGTTTCAATGTTTTCCAGATCGCGCTCCTGATTGCGCTCCTCGACATCCCGCGTCGGGCATTCGCACAAAATCAGTCCGCCACGACGAATAACCGTGACCTCCATGCCTTCGTAGCCCGGGAGCGGGGGAGGAACCATTTCAGGGTGGCGATTCGCCGGAACCGGTTGCCAGCCACGAATCATGCGATCCGTCATGTTATCGGGATCAGGCTCGTTCAGTGTCGACTCACGAACCCAAGCGTATGTCATGCCAGCCGGGATCTTATCCTTCGGCACATACAGCTTCGATTGGAAGTGAGTTTCGGGACGCTTGCGCATCCCAGCTTCACGAGATTCAGCGGCGCGTGTCGCGCCCATGCGTGATGTACGCGCCATTGTTATGCTCCTTTACCTTGTTTCATCATGTGAACAGCGTAGTATTTTTCAGCCTCAAGCTCAGTCATTCGACCGCCATTCGGCTTACGGATTGCACCAGACTGGGCCAGCTGATGCGCCATGCGACGCTGATCAGCAGTTAGGCGAACAGTCTTCGAGTTCTTGTTGGGCTGTCCGGGCGCGCTGCGCTGGACTGGTGCGACATTGGAATCACGGCCCATTGGCGGTGCTTTCTTTGATGGAGTTGCTTGTGCTGAGAATGCGTCAGGAAACTCCCGGCGCATGTGACGGTCGATTTCCGTGAAGTAATCGACACTGCCGATCTCATCTTCACGCCCCTCAGAACGATAGCGACGTTCTACGCGACGTGCGTATAGTGTTGCTTCCTCGTGCATTTCAGGATCGAAGTCTTCCGACTGCGGCTGGAACCACGTGTTCTTCTGAATCCAGCCGGCAGTGCGGGGCTCAAGCGAAACCTGCTGCTGCTCGGACGGCTTCGGAGCCTGCTGAGGAGCGGGCTTCGGCTGGGCAGCCTTATTCTGCTGATCCGCTTCCCAAGCCGTGACGGCTTCCAGATCATTCATCACTTTCGTGAACTGATACTGGAGATCGTCGATCTTCTCATTATCCATCATCGTGCGGGCTTCGGCCAGTTTCTGGCGGAGATCCATCGCAGTGACGGTGAGATTGTTCTTGTAGTGCGTCATCATCGCGACTTCGGACTGCTCGCGCAGCTGCGCTTCCTGTTGCAGCCTCGCCTCCAGCTCCTGCGCACGGCGTTCAGCCTCAGCAGCCTTGCGTGCAAGTTCAGAGATGCGCTTCTCAGGAGAACGACGACGCTTTGGAGCTTCCTCCTCTTCCTCGTCTTCCTCTTCAGAGGCTTCCTCAGGTTGCTCTTCAGGCTCTTCAGCCTGCTCTTCTTCTTGCTGCTCTTCTTCCTGCTCGCCATCATCTTCCTGATAGTCAGCTAGGCTTTCACCAAGATCGTCTTCCGTTATCTCAATGTCGATGTCCTCTGTCGGACCATCTTCAGTGAGCGGAAGTTCTGGGGATTCTGTTTCATCAGACATGCTCTACTCCTTAGAAATCGCCGGCAAATTTGCCCGACATCACGTCTTCTGGACCCGCAATAACGGCCATGACGCGATCATCCGGCAGCAGCGCCATTGCGACGCCGCGATACGACACCATCGTCGATTCGTAGCGCGGGATCAGAACCCAGTCGCCAACCTTGCACCAAGGCCCGCTGCGCTCAAATTTATCACCCTGATAGGCTTCAGGGCCGACAGCGCAGACCAGCGCGGAAACCGAGGAATATTTATCCTCAGCGCGCACAGTGTCCGGCAGGTAAAGCGTCACTTCCGTGCCGTCTTCCTGCGTGATCGTCTTCAGCTCTTCCGGGCGTACATAGATCTTTACCGCGACCAGATAGCCCGCAGGCTTCATGTCGAACGGCTGGCCGGTCATCGAAATAAACTGATCATCAATCAGCTTCTTCGCCAGCTCTTCCTCGTGCGGCTCAATGTTACTCATGCTCATCAGTAATGACTCCCTCGTCTTTGCTCCGGTAATTTATCGTCGTCTGGCTGCATCATACGCTTATACTCTTCGTTGATGGTCTCGATTGCAGCCGTATAGGCGCGCACCAACGCATTCCCCTCCAGAACCTGCAGGGCAATCTCTTCCGCTGTCACAGCCGGGATGTGTCGCTCCCCAAAGCTGGACGGCCTAAATCTCGCGTTTAAGGAATACTCCGTCGCCCGGTCACGTAATTCCGCGACCCGCTGGACGGACCTGTTTCGCAGTTCTTCTGCGCTCATATTATGTCTCCGGTCTTTTTTTTATGTGGCGGCTATTAACCGGGCCGCCGTCCGGTCACCCCCGTTATTTACCGCGCATTTTGTTCATTACGTTGATGATGTTGCCCTCCGGCGTCATCATGCCCTTGCGAACCTTGGCTGCGCCGCCCTGAGCTTTCTTGATGGGGGCCATACCCTTGCGGGTTTTGCCTGCGCCACCAACAGCCTTCTTCTCAGGCTTCATCGGCTTGCCAATCGCGATCATCACAGCGAGGCCGTCTTTCGGAGCCTTCTTCGCGCCGCCCTTTTTCATGCCGCCCATTTCGGTGGCAAGCTTACGGGCAGTATCAGCGGAGGTCTGGACCTTGCCACCCTTCTTATAGTTACCAGCAGCCATGCGCGCCGCGATGCGGGCGTCTTCGACTTTGCCGCCATCAGCGTATTTGCTCATCTTGCCACCGCAAGCTTTACCGCCATCTTTGTGGGCTTCCAGCTTAACGGTCTTGGTTTTCACGTTCGGGCGAACGTAGATCGGCTGCTCTTTTTTCGGGCGAACGGTGATTTCCTCATCCTTCTTTGGACGAACAACCACAGGAGCTTGACTGGCAGCGCCCGTCGAACCCGATTGCGTATTAGCGGAGGCCGCAGCACGCCCAGCAGAAGCGGGGCGATTCATGGCGATCCCGTACTTCTTCTTAACACCTTCATTCGCGATGTCTGACATAGCACGACCAACGCGATCCAACGCACCGCCATCTTTCTTCATCGTGACGCCCAAGAGACGGTCAGCCATAGCCCGCTTTTTCGCCAGCTTGTCTTCTTTCTCAGCGTCCATGCGCTTCTGAGCTTCGACGACCTGACGGCCCTTGCGGGTCAGCATGAGCGCATCGCCCATCTTAACGTCAGCCTTCGTCAGCTTCGGCTTCATACCGCCGCCATCAGCCTTCTTCACAACGCCACCGTCCTTGTAGGTCGGGATCGGACGCGCATTCGCACGCTGCTGCAGCGCCTTCGCGCCGTTCGGCATGTTCGGCATGGGCTCGGCAACCGCCGAACCGAAAATCGCGCGAGCCTTGGCCCGCAAATCAGTCATCTTCATTGTTGACCTCCAAAGGTTCGCATGGCTTCGGACTGCATCTTCATTGCTGCGATCCGTTCTTTCGATGCACGGTCTTCCGCGTCACTCCGAGCTTTAATCTGCGCTTCGGCGAGTTTCGTCTCGGCATCGCGCGTGCTGTCAGCTTCCTTCTGCTGGACCTTCATCTGCTCAATCTGCAGCATCGGATCCTGCTCAGGCTGCGGCTTATACATCGGCGCAAGCTGCTGCATGGCCTGTGCAACCATGACCGCAATCTGGTTCTCGACCTCAGGCGGCATAGGCTGACCCGGAGGCGGCAGCGGCTGACCAATCATCTGCTCAACCTGAATGCGCATCTTCATCGCCAAGTGTTCGTTGATGTGCGCCTGCAGTGACGGGTTATCCTGCGCAATCGGCGCGTGTGCCGCGATGTGCGCGTCGTGATCCTGATACGGGCCAGCCACCAGCGGCGCACCCATAATCGCGTTCTGGTTCTCCGTCAGCGGATCCAGCGGACGCGGCTTCTGGCGCTCAGGCGCAAGGATCAGCTCGATCTTTTCGTCAGGAATGCCCATCTCGACATACATCTGACGATAGGCTTCGCGGATATTGTGCTGATCCGGCTGCTGTGTAGCGAACCGCAACAGAGCTTCGGCCCGCATCATGCGCTGCGCCGACGACGAAATGTTCGGGTCAGATACCGGAATAACGTCGATGTTATTCGAGAAATCTTCCCGCATAATGGCAGCCATGCCGCCACGTACCGGGAACGGATACGGCTCATCCGGCAGATATTTACCAAATAGATCCGCAATCAGCTTCAGTTCGCGACTAAACGCTTTGTGACATCTCTTGAGGGTCGCCGACTGCAGGCGGGTTGCCGCCTCCATAAGAGCCACAGTCGTTCCAACTGGGGCATCCTGTCGACCTTCACCCACCGCAATCTCTGCGGTGTTGGCGAGATTCCGCGCACCTTCATAGGTTTCCCTCAACAGTTCGAGCGATACCTGCGACGGCTCCTTATAGGGCATCGTCATGATCGCGTTCTGGATCGGCAAGCCACCCGTATCAATCTCGCGGAATTCCGTCGGACCAATACCGATGTTATTGTCCTCAATGCGCATGCCCTTCACGCGCAGACCGCCCGGGAAGTTATTCAGCGTGCCGGCGTCGATCAGCTGACGACGAATCGATGTCGCCGTTTTCGCCGAATTGCCCAGCAAGTGCGCATAGCCAAGCCCATAGAACCCGACGCCGGGCATGAACTTATAGTGCGTGAAGCAATCCTTGCGCTGGAACGTCGGATCGGTCTCGTCATAGTTCCGATAGATCGACAGAACCTTGCGCGTGCCCTCTTCAATCGACACGATATACGGCAACGGAATGCCGTCCTCGTTCTCAAACCCGACCAGATTCAGATCGGCATAAACCTCGTAAATCCGGTACTCTTCGGTGCCTTCAGCGCCCGGTTCAACGCCCTGAACACCGTCAACCTGCGCCTGAATCGGGGTCTGCGAGCTGTCATCCGGCTGTGGATCACCGATGTCGATGTCCCGATACACGCCCGCCAGCTGCGCCAAGCGGAAATTCCGGGGCGTCATCGGCGTAATGTGGCAGAATCGCGGCGATGTGGACAAATCCGTCGTGCCATAGGACGCGATAAAGTTATCCGGCAGCACGAAACGGCTCACCGGGCGGCCCAGCAGCCGATCCTGATAGGTTTTCTTAAACGTCGAACCCACCAACGGCAGCCAGAACAGCATCTGATCGAATTCTTCGTAGAATTCGGGGGCCAGTTCCGTCAGATACAGGTTCATGAAGTCCTTGACGCGCGACGCCTGAGCTTCCAACTGCTCATTCGCAACGCCAATAATCTGCGTTTTAACCGGGCCGCTGGCGGGAAGAAGCTCACCACAAGCCACAGCCTGCCAGCGTACCACAGCCTCTGCCAAGAGAGGGTCATAAACACCGCATGCGCCCTTAAACGGCGTCGTGCGGTCCTCAATCTTCAATCCCATCAGCTTGATGCCCTCAGACATCGTCGCTTCCCAGTCACCGCGCGACTGCTTATCTTCCTCCACACCGCTGAGCAACGTCTCACCCAGCGTGTTCAGGTCCATATCGTCCATATACAACGCTAAGTTCGCGTCGTGCGCGGCCTCTTCCGGCAGGTCTTCGGCAGGCTCGAAATCAATCTCGACGCCACCGTCATCTAATTCGCTGATTTCCGCGCCGTCCACCATCTCGGGACCGCCATATTCGATCTCGATGTCAGCGCCATCTTCAGGCATGTCAACATCGACGCCGCCAATGCCCTCAAAGGCGGGGCGTAGCGTGTCTTCGAGCGTCGTCGGTTTTCGGGCCATGATCTCTCCTACCAGTAAAACTCAACACGCTCAAGTGGCGTATCGTAATGCTCTTCATACGGATCTTCCGTATTACTTACCCACCCCGACTGCTTAATACGCAAAAACGCCATTGTCATCGTATCAACCCAGTCTCGCGAATCTGCAGCCGGGAACTGCACGCACTGTTCCATAAAATCGCGTGCCCACGGCCTCAACTGATCATAGGCAGGCTTCATCGCCGGAAGCCACACTCTACCATTTTCAATCAGGTCAGTCACTAATCGAACGCGCGCAATCTTATCGCCGTGCTTATCCGGGTTAAACGGCGTCGCAACAATCCCCGCGCGCCCCAAATCCTGTATCAGCATCTGACCGTTCGCCTTCGCCTCGACCAGCACCGTATCCGGCTGCCTACCCCGCGACGGCTTTATGGGCATCTTATAGTTATCGTCCCTGTAATCACTCGCCATGCGCTGCACCATGCGCCGCAAAACCGGCCATTCAGCCCGATCCCGCCACGCACTGAGCAATATCAGGTTCGGCACACCGTTATCGTCGTCAAATACGCCCCACGTCGTGCTGGCACTATACGCCGATGTCTTATTCGCGGTCAGCGCCGTGTCCCACGCCTGTATCACATACTTCACTTTCGGCGGTTCGCTGCTGCGCCACCACTTAAACCACGTCTGATCGATGATCCCGCCATCATCAACCACCGGGTTCTGCTGATACAGCGACGACCAGATACGCGAAGTCGTGGAAGGCTGGCGGCGGATCTTCTCGAGTTCCTCTGACGGGAACTGCTCCGGCCACAGTGCATCCCCGGGCTTGCGCCCCAGAATGTCCTTATCCACCGCCAGCGCGGGCAAAATCACCCGCTCCCACTTCTCCCCTTCCCCATCACGCTCCGCCTGATCCAAGCGGCCCATGTGGTCCCCCAAATGCCAGCGCGTCCCAATCAGAACTATCGGCGTGTCCTTGTTCTTACGCCGCGTGAAAAAATCCGCGCCGTACCACGCCCACAGCTTATTGCGCTCGCTATCCGATTCCGCCGCCTGAATACCCGACAGCAAATCGTCCCCAATCAATATATCCCCGCGCCGGCCCGTCACGTTCGCGCCAACCGCCGTCGCGTGATAACCCCCGCCCTGCGTCGTCATCCACTCGCCCGCCGCCGTTTTGTCAGCACTAATACCAACATCCGGAAACAGCCGCCGATGCTCGTCCCCCTTGATGACGTTCCGCACCTTCAAACCAAACGAATCCGACAGCTCCTGCTTGTGCGTCGCAAAAATCACGTTCTTCGTCGGATACTTCGACAGGTAATACGCCGGAAAGTAATGCGACGCCGCAAACGACTTCCCATGCCCCGGAGGCATCGAAATCATCAGCCGCTTAATTTCCCCACGACACACCGCGTCCAGCTTGTCACACACCAACTGCAAATGCGGCGGCGGCTTCATCCCACTCACATACTCAACATACTTCGCAAACGACTCCATCGCCTCCTCACGGGCCACCAGCTCCGCAAGCAAATCATCCAGCGACAGATCGACGTTCATTCCGCGTCGCCCCCAATCCCCTTCACTTCCTTAAACTCACCCTCAATAACCACATTCCGCGCAGCACGATCCGCCACCATCGCTCGCAGCGTCTGCAGATCCAAATCCTTCGCCGTCACCGTGTGATTGATATTCACCGTCTGATCCAACATCCCCAGCAACTGAGCCTGCGTCTTCACCGCACTAATCACACTCGGAAACGCCTTCGCCTCCAATGCCGCCTGCGCCACAGCCTGCAACTCATCCAAAAACAAATCCCGAGTATAATCCCGGCGCTCAATCTCAACGCCCTCGTTCTCATAATGGCGAATCAAATCCTGAACCTCAGGTTTCGCCAACTGACGCGCCGCAACAATCGCCATGTTCAACTCAGGATTGCTTATCCCAGCACGAACACACGCAATCTCCGCAGCATTCTGCTTCTTCAGCGCACGAGCCTCAACATAAGCCTTCGCAAAAAGCTCGTCCCGCTCCTCAGGTGTCACCGTAATCAGATCGTCCATGTCAGCAAACATAATCATCCAATTCGTTAACGCAACAAAATAAACCAGATGGAACCGCCAATAAAAACAAAGGGGCCTCTTTTCGGGGGTGGGGGTCGGCCAAGAGGGGGAAACGGATTTCAAGGAAAATGTAAGGCTGAGGGGGTATATATAGATATAAAACCGCGCCAGCCGGGCAAAAGTGGGTGGGTGGGGGGTCTAGATCGCGCCCAAACCGGGCCAGCTGGTGTTTCTGGGGCGAGGCAAAGGCATCTGATCGCGCGCGCAAGCAATGATCCCTGTTGAATATCAATGCGTTAAACGGTTCGTCGCATTTGCTGACGCTATTGCTGTCATCACTGTTGACGCTGCTGCTGGTGCTGATAAACCGGACATGGGCTTGGAGCCCAGCGCGCCGGGCGCTCCCCCGGCACCAGTGCTAAGGAAACACAAACATGATTAACACCGATAACCTGAACAGCTGCATCGACCTTGCGAACGGAGCTTCGGCTGATCTGCACCGCACCATGCTTCACACCATGCAGCAGATGGCCGACCGGATCGCCCAGCTGGAGGCGCGGCTCGACGGACTGGACGGGGACCGCCACGACAGCGACTTCCAGTCTCGCGTCCTTGAGGTGCTTGAGGTGCGCAGCGGATCGTGCCGCGTTGCCCTCGGCCTCGACGATCAGGACGTTGAACGCTGGATGCTGTCTGTCATCGAAGAGAACAGCTACACCGTGTTCACCCACATTGAGGCCGAGCTGGAGGAGAAGCTGGACGCCCTGACGCAGAGCTATGGCTTCGCGGAGGCCGTGAAGGAAGCTGTCGAGGGCTCTATCGTCCAGACGGTCGAGGAGCTGATCGAGGAGCGCATCAGCGCCGATCTACTGGGAGCTGACGCTGAGGACGTTGTCCGCAAGGGCCTTCGCCACCTGATCTAACCCCAAGGGGCGGCTGGCCCAGCTGGCCGCCCTGTTTGTTAACCGGAGATACAAACATGACACGCAAAGACTATGTGCTGATTGCTGAAGCCTTGAACGAGGCACTGGCCGACATCCGCAAGGACAGCGAGAGCGAATACCTGACCGACCGAGCCCGAGCCATCCTGTCCGGTGAGCGCGCCGGCGTTCACATGGTGGCCCTGCGGCTGGCCGACCAGCTGCGCAGTGACAACCCCCGCTTCGATCATGCGCGCTTCCTCAAGGCAGTGGGGATCGACGCATGACCCACTACATCGGCACCCTGTATTTTCTCGGACGCTATCGCCCTCTCTCAGTGGAGGGCGACACGCCGGAAGAGATATTCGAGCGGCTGGAGCAACGCGCACAGGAAGCGCCCCCAGAAGCCCGTGAGAGGCTTCGAGCCCTGCGCATGGCATATGATCCCAGATACACCAGCCAGAGCGTCGAGCATGGCTGCTATGGGGCTGCAATGGTTGAAGCGGATAGGCCAGCCTTCGAAGGTAATCCTTGGGAGAGCCTGCCGCCATGCCCTGGGCTAATCTACAACTGAACAGGCGGACCCGATCCCGCCTAGACTGGGGAGGCTTCGGCCTCCTCTTTTTTTGATTAGGATAGCTCGGCGCGCGCTGGCGTTTCCTGTTCCGTAATTTATTGGTTGAAATAGATAGGCTGGCGCGGGTGAAACAGTCGAGACCCGCAGAAATCCGCCATTTTTCGGGGATTTGAAACGGCTTTTCCGATTTTGCAACACCCCCTGTTTCACCCCAAACCCGCAGAAATCCGCCCCTTTTTATTATATTTATCTAAATGAAACGATTTATAAATATATATAACCCCGTAAGGAGGGCTGGAGGGGGTAGGGTAAGGGTAGGGGGGTATGCTCATATATAGGGCTATATATTTTCCGTTTCTGTTTCATTTTCTCAATTTTTGGCTGATTCCGTAGCGTAAAAACATGAAACACCCCCTGTTACACCCTGTTTCACCCCACGCATTTCTGCGGGTTACAGCGTCACGGGTGTAACAGTTTTTGTTACGTTTTCATAATGAGGGTAATTGCAGCCGCATTGGTGCTGATTTAATTTGATGACACAGCGAATGTA